TTTGTAATGGCATAGGATTAATGCCATTAGGCAACATAGGAACTTTCATTCCTTGAGTGCCGTGATTATACTTAGTGTAGTTACATCCACAAGTTGCGCACATTATTTTTTCTTCTTTCCTTTGACTTTCTTTAAGTTAGGGTTTGCTTTCTTTGCTGCAGGTGATGCTTTACGAGCACCTGCTGCAAGGATTGCGCCAGCGCGATCCATTGAAACACCCTGCTTTTTAGCTATTGATTTTTGAGCTGCTTTAAAGCCCATACCCTTTTTAGCTTTCATTATTTTTTCTTGCCCATTTTCTTCACTTTAGCAATTTTCTTAACTGACATTTTTTTTGCATCGTTCTTCATTACTTTGCCTGACATTTTCTTGATTGATTTCTTTTGTCCGTACATTATTTATGCTCCATATGCTCGACCAGTTTTGTTTGATATATCTATTGCCTTACGTATATCCTTAGTCTTAGTAGTATCAGGTTGAATACCCTGCGACCTAGCCTGACGATATAGCGCAAGTTCATTGTCCCACTTCTTAGCTGACATTGTAAGGCGAGTGGAAGCCTCTCCTGGATTCAAATCTACTGTGGTTGCTTTGCAACCAAAGCATCCTTCAACATATTCAGGATGTGTTCTTAATTGATGTAAAGTCATTTTGTCCCTAAACTCTTTTCAATTCTTTCAATAGCATCTTTCACTGAAGAGCCACCATTATTGCTTAGCTCACCGTCAAGTCTGTTAAGTCTTTCCATAACACCAGGAACAGCATCTCTACCTGGACCACCAGGCTCGCCTTCCCAATCTCTGCGAAACTTTTCCAACCATTCCATCATAGAACGAGTCTTTCGAACTGTTGGAGTAATCACAAAAAACACAGAAGCAATTGCGCTTGCAGTCGCACCCATTATAAGAATGTTGTTTATCATCCTTCAAAGTTACTTTCAGTAATGCCGATGCCAGCAGCAATAAGTGCTGTCTTTTGGTTTGACGTAACATCATATTCGTGACCCCCTGCATAGTATTCGCTAGCAGCATCTATTTGATCTGTAGATGGAGTTCTATATTTTTTGTAAGTAGAACCAATTTTCAAAATACTTACACCACGTGTTAGTTTGTAGCGTGAGAAGAAATATCCTAAAGCTGCTGGACCTTCATCAACTGTTGGTGGAAAGAATTTTGGCAACTGAGTCTCCTAATAAGAATAGCCCCCAGTTTCCCAGGGGCTATTACATTTATCTAACTACGCAGCGTTAATGCTGGAGCTTGATTCGATTCGGTATAGTGCTTCTTCGCGATAGCGTTTGAAGCCTAATACTCCGTACCAACCAATTGGGCGCAAGCGCATCAATTTGTCGGTTACGTTTCCGATAACTACGTGTGGTTCTTCAGCAACTGCTTCTGCAAGTGCTTGTTGACCAGCTAGTAATGTACGGAACACACGTGCACTTGAACCACCATCGGTGGCGTTGTACAAGCGTGGTGATTCGATGAAGTATGCACCTTCGAATGTTCCAATTTCGCCTGCCCAGATGGCATCGTTTGATTGGTATTCGTGAGGTAATCTCCAAGAAGCAGAACCTGTTTCAGCACGAAGATCGTGTGAAACTTCTGGATGTATTGCACACCAGTATAGGCTGCCCTTACGAGCAACTGCTTTTCCTGCACGCAATTTTGCAACTGCTAGACGGATGTCTGCAGCTTTCAAGGTGTGTGAACCAGTAACGTTTGTTGTTGCTGTTGCACGTGTACCTGAAGCGTTGCTTGCGTAGATAACGTTTGTTCCACCACGAAGTTCGGTTTGAACAATTTCGTCAATGGAATCAGCCATATTGAACGCAACGATATTTGCAATCGCTGGATCAACATCTGCTAATGACATCAATTGCAGTTTGCGAGTGGTTAGAACTGCGTTACCGTATTCGTTAAGAGTTACGGTTACTGCAGTTGGTGTACCAATTGCTACTGAATCTGGATCAACTTGCTCTGAAAGAGCAGTTGTTGCCTTGGACATATCGTTGTAAATTTGGAATACAACGGATGAGCCTGGCATTGATTGGCGTGCTGGACGTTTGTCAGCGACTGAACGGAGTAATGGTTGAGAGCGAAGTGCAAACTCAACAAGACGGTCATATGCTTTTTGTACAAGACCTGCACCATTGGATGGTGTAAAGGTTCCTACGTTAGAAGCACTTGAATATTGACCGCCACCAAGACCACCGTTTGTCGTTGCAGCGCCGCCTGATAATGCGGTATATACTGTTGACATTTCGGATATTTCCTTAGTTTAGTAGTTTTAAATTATGACTGTTGATTAATCATATTGATAATATCTTCAGCTGAAGAAGCTTGATCAATACGAAGCATCGTGTCATCAAAACCAGCAGGGGATTGAGCATTAGCAGTAATAGCATCGATTTGACGTAAGGTTGCCAAGTCTGGTCCTTTGTCTTCTTGCTTTTCTACTAATCCAAAGATGTCTGCATTTTCCTTAATCCAGTTATCAACAGCCTCTGGCGTTGATTCTAAATCGGAAGGAATGAATTTAGCTATCTTTGGGCTCACACCCTTGCTCTCCAAAACTGATTTGATTGTACTTTCGCGTTGCACAGAACGTAGTTGTCCGAGTTCAGACTCTAGTTCCTTGATTCGCTTTTCTTTTGCGCGATCTACTTTGCGAAGTTTTTTAACGAGATCATTTGGTTCCTGGCTATCGTTATCCAGTTCTTGATCTTCGTCATCTTCCCAGTCTTGATAATTGTTGCTCATTGCAACGCTCCCATTTCTTTTGGTTAGTCGCAAGCCTCACAATAAATCGGGGAAAATATTGTGGCTCTTGCTACCAGTCTTGTACGCCTGCAGGGGCTGGTTGATCCTGCTAGGGGGTTTTAGAAGGTTCCCTTGCTTTGTTGAGCTAAGGATACCTGGGTTGTGCCAGCAGCACCTTTAAATGCTGCTTGTTCTTGTTCTTGAAGTTTCTTTCTTCTTTCAGATTTCAAACCTAAGAATGCTTCTTTTTCTAATTCAGAAGTAGATATTGTAGGTGAGCCATAACGCTCGGCAAGTGTTTGTGTTTGAGGTTCTATTTGAGCAAGTGTTTGGAATCCTTGTTGACCTGCAGCATAAGCATCAGAAACACCTGCCTCTTTCAACAAGCTTTCAATTGTTTGTACTCTAGTTTCTGCAAGATTAAATCCTGCAGCAGTAGCACCAGCACGAAGTTGTGCTTTACGGATACCAGATTCAAGTTTCATTGCTGGATCTTCACCAGATAAAATTGCTTCTGCAACTTGATTACGTTGAATGTTTGCATCTCCAACACCATATTGGCTAAAGTATCTACCTAGTTCATTTTTAACTTCAGCACTGGCATTATCAATCTTGTTAAATACTTTGTTAATTCTATCTTGTGCTTCTATTGGAGATACTGCACCAGATATTAATTTATCTGTAATTGATTTATTAGCAAGACCAGATAAGTTATTTGCTTTAAGTAAGTTTTGATATGTTTCTTCTGCTTGTAGATATTCTTTAGGGGTATAAGAAGATAATCCTTTTGCAATGCGCCCTTCATTACCAGCAAATCTTTGTTTGTATGCATCAGAGTCACGAAGACGAAGGGATGCTTCTTCGGGACTAATGCCTTCAATCATAAACTGTTGAATGACTGGAGCTAAAGTGTCTAAGTTATAAGTTTTAAAAGCATCTTGTAATATTGCAAATCCAGATTTACGTTCTGCTTCTCTGCCAGCAGCATACGGATCTGGAACAGATGCTTGAGTAGTTTGCGTAGTATTAGTACCAGTACCTGCACCAGCACCTGTTTGTTGGCTAGTTAAAAATGCTTGACGTTGTTCAAGAGTGCCAAGAAATGCAACTGGATTAGTATTAGATTTAATTGTACTAGCATTAGCTTTTAAAAATGCTAATTCGTTATTAGATAAACCTTCACCAGTTTTAGTAGCTTGAGCAACTACCTTTGCTGCAGCAGCTTGTTGTGCTTTAGGTAAACTTTTAACAAAGGTATCAGCTTGTTTTTTATTACTTTTATAATCGGTTGCCATTTATGCCAATCCAAAATCTGATAAAACTTTTAATGCATATTGTGAAGCATCTTGACGAGCTTGTGGGGTGTATTGGTATTCTGGTTTGCCCCTTAGCTTAATACCAAAATCATATAAAGAAGGAATCTTGTCTCCAGACATTGCAGTAATTAAATCTTGATCTCTAGTAATATCTATACCACCAGTAGGTGTTCCAAATATTTGAGACTTTAATTGGATGAATGGGCTCAAAAACTCTCTAGGACTAATGTCTTGATCTATTAGATTAGATAATGCAGGGAAATACCCTTTGGCTAAATTCTTAAACTTAATAACAGCATCATCCATACCAGTTTTAGAGGTAATAGAATTTAAACTATACTTTAATAAATCTGCTTTAGATAAAGCTAAACCATAATCAGAAGCATATTTAGAAAGTTTATTTAGATTAGATCCAATTGCTCCACCAACATTTGCTATATTTTCTACAGTAATCTTTTTGCCTAAGATATCTAAAGCTAACTTAGTTTTTTCATCTTCAGTTACCCCACCTTTGATAACTGTTGACACACTTTTACCACCAACAGTTTTGGTAGTTTGGCGTTGAAAACTTTTCTCTTCTAATTGCTTTAGTCTTTTAGCGTACTCTTCAGCATCTTTTTGATCTGCCCCAACACCTAATAAATCTACAGATGTTTGATTAAAGTCATTAATAGCATCTTCTGGTGAAGTTAAATAGATTGTGTCATAAACACTAGGTCCACCAGCTTTGCCTTCAAAAGCAGTAGTTTCAATAAACTTTGTTAGTGAAGGTATTTTACTTGCATATGTAGGATCTGTTATATCTATAGAATCTAATTGTTGTGAATAAGCTTCGACAAGATTTTTAATACCATTAATGTATTTGCTGCTTTGAGTTGCTGTATTTAATTTACCATTAGCCTTGATACCTTTAACGCCCATATCAATTAATGCTTGTTGGTATCTAGCAATTACTTCTTCTGGTTGAGTAACATAACTTCTAATAATAGTATCCATTGGACTTTTTTGCAAAGAAAAAGTTGGGATAGTAGAAGTAGAACTAATGTTTCTATAAACACCAATGTTGTATTGTTTATTAGAATTTGCTCCTAATAAATCAGCTAATGCTTGAGTAACGGCTAATTGAGTATTAGCGTATTCTTCTTCAGGACTTATTGTCTGACCTTCTTGGTCTTCTGACATTACTCACCTACCAATGGTTCAAACAATGTACGGAAAGCGTTCATCATACCTGCATTCTTTTGAGCTACTTCAAACAGTTGATCTATTGTTAGTTTTCTTAAAGTTTTTCTAGCATTAATGTCTATATTTCTAGAGCCTTGTATTTTATCAAATTGAATTTGAAAGTCATCATAAAGTTTAACCATTTTTGCTAAGTCTTTACCATTTTCACTATTAGGCATATTGCCATCTAAAATCATTTTGCGAATATCAGTAATTGCTGCAATCTTATCTTCTCGTTTAGCACCTAATGTTTCTAAGTATTGACGAAATAATGGTTTATCTTTTCTATAGTCTTGATTCCAAGTATCAAACTTTAATCGTTCAAGTCTTCTTTCAGTTGGATCAGTTAAAGTTTCCATTAAACCTTCGTGAAAACTTTTAACTTGTCTCCAATAAAAGTATTGATCTGCTGCAATTGATTCCGTAAAGAAATCTTCTACGGTTTTACTTCTAGCATATCCAGCATCAATTAAATAATTATATGCCTCTAAATCAAAATTGCCATCAGTGGGGGCTAAGAATACAATTGCTTCAGGATATTTTTTACCTAACTTGTTATTGTTCTGTAAAAAGTCTATAGTTTCTTTAGTTGACTTTAATTTGCCAGCCATATTAGAATCAGATTCACTAACCATATAAGTTGATTTACCTGGAAATAATTTAATCCATTTAGATCTAGCTTTTTCTTGAGCATCTGGGGTTCTGCCATAGAATTGTAATAACTTATTATACTCTGGTTTAAAGGCAGGAATATCTAATTCTTTTTTAATCCAATCAGGAACATCTTTTCCTGTTCCTAATTGTGGAGCAGCTGGAAGCCAAAGCCCTAAAGCGTATTGCGTTATTGCCATATCTCTAGCAACATTATTGATTTCGGTTTTAAAGTTTTCAATTTCCTCAGCAGATGCATCAGGTTTAGGAAATCTTCCATTAGCGCCTAAATACGAAATTGCTTTACGAGTAATAGATGCTTTTCTTGCATTACGTTCATCATCACTAAATAGAGAAAAAAGTCTATTAATTTTTACTGGCAAGAATGCTTCAAAGCCACTTCTTCCAACAGCATATTTACCTAAAGTAATTCTTTTTAACTCATCTGAATATTGTGGAAAAAACCTATTAACAAATAAAGCATCAAATGCATTAATTGTTATTGCAGATAATGGACCAGATAATGTAGGTAACGATGCTTCTGGATCGATTGACGGAGTAAGCATACTAATTTTACCTGTAAACTCTCCAGGCATAGGTTGTTTAAATACGTCAGTATTTGTAAACCCACTCATTCCAAATGCAATCATTTGATAAGTTATATCGTCACCAGGGTAAACAAAATATTTTTCACCTGAATCTGGATCTTCATAAATAAATCCAGCGTGATCTAAACCTTCTGCAAGTACTCTTGCTTTAACTAAAGCAGTAGGATTAAACCTAACTAACCTAGCTACACGTCTATAGAAATCTTCAGTTGCGCGATAGTAGCGAGCAAGGTTTCTAGAAGTAAATGCTAAATTAGTTCTAACATTAGGATTGTCAACATAAGCAAGAGTTCTATCTCTAGCTAAAGATAAAGATACATTAGCTGACCATTGATTTGATAGGCTATCAGCTAAATCTTCAGATAAACCATTTTTAATATGAGTCTTTTTAATTGCTTCTTCAGCAGCATCTAAAGATTTTCTATACGTAAAGTAGTTAGCAATGAATATTGGTTCACGACCAAGGATGCTAATTTGTTTAGCCATCCAACCCATACCATAATTTTCAATAGTACTTATTATTCCCTCTACATCTTTAGCATAAGGAATATATCTTTTACCTAAGATTGCTTCAGGTGCATCATCAAATGCAAATTCACTAATATCATCTAAGGTTAATTGAGTATTAAACCTAGTTATCTTAGATCCTGTTATTAAATCTTTTTGAGTTTGAACTACTTTGTCAACTAATTTTTTATTAACAAATCCATTACGCTTAGTAAATGGTATTGTTATAGTGTCGTATAATCTTTCAGCATATATTCTTGGACCTTGAGTCTCATAAATTACTACACTTTTTAGTTTATCTTGTTTAGCTAAATCATCAATGTAAACTAATAGGTTATCTATAATTTGAGATTTCTTTTGATTATTCTTTAAACCCTTTAAAACTATCTCACCAAACTTTAAATTTCGTTCTGAGTCAACAGCATTATATATTGATGTTAACCAGTTTATTTTAAAGTCTAAACCATCATTAAAACTAAATGAATCAAATACTGTTTTTGATTTAACACCAGCATATGCTTCTTTAGCAATTGGATTCCATTCAGCAACGTATGATCCAAAACGTTTTTGCATACTTTTTGCTGCGTTTTGAGTAGCGTAATCACCAATATTTAATGATGATAAAGCACCTTCATTAATTTCATCTATTACAGATAGACCATATTCCGAGCCAATAAAACTTTCAACATATCTTTTAGTAGTTTCTGGCTTTAGTCCAGTTAAAGAAGACAATGCTTTTTTTTGAGCTACTCTTGATGCAACAATTTTTGCTAATCCATCTGGAGTTTCAAGTATTGTTTTTCTCTCAACAGCACTTATTGGATCGCCTTTAACATATTTATAAACTATTTTGTTAATAGTTCCAAGTGCTCCTGCGCCGTATTTAGCATAACGTAATTCAGTTGAGATTGCTTTGCCTAGAAAATAGTTTTTTAAAGTAGCAGATCTAGCAGTTAATCCAAAAAATCCTACTTCTTCAATTACAGATCTAAAACCTAAAGTACCAATTAAGTTAAACCAAGACCAAATATCTGTTGCTCTTTCAAGTAGATAATTGTTATTGATTTTAAACAATTTAGACAATGGACTTACTGCGCCAAGTCTTGCCCATTCAACTAAATTAGGAACACTTACAGATTCACTTTGTTGATACCAAAGAACTCCATATTGTTCATTACCTATTTGAGCAGGGTTGTATTTAATAACATTTAGATTCTTTGCAATTTCTTCTTTAGTAGGAAATGCTTTTAAAAAGAATGTTGCAAAATCAAACTTAGGATCAGCAAATTGATTTTTATGTTTAGTTGATTTTTTTAAAGCTGCAGTAACTCTAGTAACAGTTGCATCGTATGCTTGTTGTCCAATTTCTTCTGGACCTTGTTTTAGAATAGTAATGTAGTCATCTATTGCTTGTTCTCTTGCGCCAGTTTCTTGCAATGATTCTCTTATTATAAATTGACGATCAAGACCGATTCCAGTTCTGATGGTTTTTGATTGTAATTTTAAATCTTTTAACATAGATCCAGCACGTTTAATGCTTTTTTCTATTGATTCTATTTTAGCTAAAGGTTCACCATTTGCTTTAGCTTGTTTAAGTTGTTTACTTAAATCTTTTAACTCTTCATTAAGAATTTTTCTTTTAGCTGAAGCATCTGCTAAGTATCCAGAAGTCTTTGCAGTAAGAGCTGAGAGATCGTTATTAAATGTAGACCTAACTCCTATGTTAGCAACTTTACTTGTTCCTTCTTCTAAAGCATTAAGAACTGTAATATCAGGAGCATATAGGTGTTGAGATGTTTGTTTAATTTTATCTAAGATTAACTTTCCATCATTAGTAGAATCTAAACCAAATTTTCTACCAATAGTTAAAAGTGTTCCTACATACATACGAAGTCTTAAACCAGGAGTTCCTTCTCTCCAAGCTTGGGTTGCTAAGTTAGCAGTATAATCATTCATACCAGCTGTTCTTACAAGAAATCTAAATGTATCTGTATTCTCTGGGGTGTTAAAATTAATGTCTTTATCTCTTAATGATTTTTCAAAAAGACGTTTTGTTTTGTCAAATACATTTTTAGTCTTTAAAAATTCATCAGCAGTATTGCCAATAGCAGCTTCACTAAATGATTTAGAAAATTCTTCTGCGGTGTCCCATACTTTAGGAGCAGTTTCGCCTAGTCCTAAAACTTTTCTAATTGCAGGGTTTAAATATTCTGATCTGAATTTATTCATCATAGAGTAAGTTGGCATTAGAGGAACTCGCCCACCTGCTGAACCTCTACCAATTAACTGCAATGTTCCAATATCTTCAAAATATTTTAGTGCAGAATCAGCATCTTTGATTCCAGCTTTAGCCCATTCGCTAATCAAATCAATAGTATATGGTTTTGAAGGATTTGCTGGAGAAATTAATGTAGAAGTTTTAACGTTAAATATTTTAGATAGTTCATCAGCTATTTGTGCTCTAGTTACTAAGTCGTCAGTTTTTGAATATCTATCTACTCTTGCGCCAACTTCATCCCAGTATCTTCTGACTTTAGTACGTGAAAATAACTTACCTAATTCTTTTGTTAAATCTTCACCTTTAGATAAACCAGCAGTTGATAATAAACCATAGGTTGAAACTGTATGGGCTTTGTAACCTGGACCAAGAACATAAGTTGCTGGATCTAAACCAATAATAGCAAAAGCATCAATTGTTCCAGAGGTAAGATCATATAAATCTTTTTTAGTTGCAATCTTATTGTATTTTTTTAAACCAAGTTTCCAAGCAGCATCTCGCCCTGGACTAATTTTAGCCATTTGGAGTTCTTGAATAATTTGTGCCATTTCAGAATTTTTAGAAGCCTCTTCGTCTTGAATGGCAAAATTATAAATAGCATCTAGTTCTTCTTGGCTTTCAGCAAGACCCATAATAATAGATGGATCTTTGCCAGATGAAAATTGTTTTGCTATTTTAAATGTTACTGGATTATATTTTTCAGCAATTACGGCTTCTTGTTTTTTGTCGTAGATTGCTTCACTTTGAATATACTTCCATTGATCTTCTAAGAATAGTTCAACATTACCAAGAATGTTACTAGGTTGGCTTTTAATAACTTCTTGAACTTCAGGAGTAACTGTTTTTTCAAAGTCACCTTGATTAGCCATTCTTGCAATTCTATATGGAGCAGTTAAGGTTTTTGTGTAATCGGTAAGAACATTTAATACTTTAGTAAATGAAGATTTTTTAGGACCATCGCTATTGTATGCAGTGTTTCCATAAACATTTAACATAGCGTCTTGTAAATCAGGATTTAATCTATTCCATTCGTTTCGATCAATTCCATCTGGCAAAGAAGATAGTCTTTTATGTTCATTAAATAAAGTTGCATAACCAGCTAATTGATTAATTTGTTGTTTATTAGCTCCAACTGATTTAACACCAGCTGCTACTTTGGGAAAAGTTTTAATTAATACATCAGGTAAATTATTATCGTTATCAGCCATTACAGTCCTAAATAACGAAGTTCTTCATAAAGTGCTTGTGCTTCTCCATCATTAGTATTAATCATAATGTCGTAAACAGTATCAGATGGTTTAGTTCTGATTGGTTGTTGTCCAACTAAAATTTCTGGTCCTGGACCTGCACCAAATGGCATACCAAATTCTGATGGTTCATCTGGTCTTAAAGTGTCTTGAGTAAATGGAACAGTTGGTTCGTTGTTTGGTAAAGGCATTGGTGTAGTTAACTTAGGTACTTTATAAGCTTGACCTTGTAAATCAGCACCTGATTGGATTTGATTTAACTGTACTTGATCACCATAAGAATTTGATGGAATACGATCTTGCATAGCTTGTGTTAATTTGCTAGATGTATTCATATCGGTTCTTCTGGCGTTATTTCCCACACCTGAAACAACTTCTGCCATTTAAATCCTTGTCTATTAATAATTAAAATTGATTACTTACTAACCTGCTAATTGTCCTAAGATTGCTTGTAAATTAGGTGGTGCTTGTTGTGCTTGGGGTGCTCCTGGAGCAGCCTCAACAGGAGCGCTTTGTGGGACAGACATTTGCTCAACTGGAGACACTAACTCTCCAGGAGCGGCTTGTGGAGCCATCTCTGGGGCTGGTGCTGGAGTAAAGATTTTCTCAACGGCATCTTCAATAGATACACCTGATTGGCGTTCTTTGATAACTTGTGCCATTTTAGAAACTATGTCTGAAGGATCTTGTCCCTGTGTAGCCATTTGTGGAATGGCTTGAGCTAGAGCATTCATAGATGCGTTTAAGTTATCTCGCATCTTTTGAATGTCAATTCTTTCTTGTTCCCCAGTCACATTCATTGACCAAGGTAATTCTCTCATAATGAAATCTCTTGAAATAAGATCTGCACCTAGAGCTTGTAGTGAGAAGATTAAAGCACGTGATGGATCAAGTCCACTCATTAATCCGTAACGTACTTGGATTCCGTATTCGCCTTTAATGTCTTTTCTTGGATCGTATTTTAATTCATAAGGTGAACCATTGTTAACACCATTGATTGTCTTTTCTCCAGGGAAAAGCATTTCATCCATTTTAAAGCAAAGTGCTAATACATCTTCAAATACATCAGATAAGATTTGTTGACCAGTCTTTACTTGAGTATCAAATGCACCTAATAGTGCTTGAACTCCTTGACCAGTAATAACAGAAGCATCAATAGTTCCAGAACGACCTTCTGGATAACGTGCTCCCATACGCATTTCGCGTTGTAATATTTCTGCTTCAGCAAATGCAGCAGGAGGAACTTCTAATCCAACACGTCTAATTGATTGTGGGTTTTGTGAACGCAAGATTGCGTCTGGACCAAAAGTAAATTCTTGTACATCGTTTGGAATTGCTAATGGTGCGTTAATTGATTTCTCAGCAGCATCCATTGCAAGTAAAGCAAAACGTGCACGTGCAATTTGAGCCCATAGAATGTCATCGAATTGACCTCTTGGTTCATCATCTACACCAGGTCGTCTAGCAATACGAACCATTACTTCACCCATTGGGTTAGCTGTGGTTCTTAGAACTAGGTTTTCTCTAGTAGGTAAGAATAAAGTAATCTGTTCAGCATCTTCATAACGAATCATTTCCAATGTTGAATAAACATCAACATCTTCAACTGAGTTGCCACCTAGAATTTGACGAGAGTACTCTGGGAAGTCAACAAGTAATTCTGCAATGGTTTTAACATAACGCTTTGAGTAAGCCACGATTCGACCATAGCGATCAAATTCTGGGTAAGCACCGATTGGGTTTTCTATGCGAATGCGTGGAAGTCTTGCGTCTGTATCAGGTTCAACAATTATTGGCAGGAACCCATAGGTTCCATAATAATCTGCACCTGTGTACATCTGGGTTTGAAGTCTTGCAAACTGAACATAGTTATTAGCTATTAATGTTCTAGTATCTGCATTCTTCTTGGCACGATCTGAAGTTATGTTTGTGGTTTGACAGTTAAAAGAAGGAAGAGGGGCAAGTACTTCTGAGATATCGCGAGCAGCAACATCAACGAAGTTAGCAATCATTGGTTTGCTCATACCCTCTGGGAAGAACTCAGGGGCAACGTTGACCATATTGCCACGTCTGATCTCTAATACATCTGCCATACGTGAATCACGGTCAGCGTATTTGAGCTTGAGAGCTTGGACCTTCATTGCGATCTGCTCGTTATTTAACATTTATTCCTCTATACATAAAGTGTGTCGATATTGTCAGAAGCCCATTCATCTAAGTTGACTGAACCTCTTTGAGCCAGAGATTTTCTGGTTGCATATTTGTTTTGTAAATGACTTTTTTGGAATTGTCCGTGTTGTAGCATTTCTTTTGCTCTAATCTCACAGAACCATAAAGCCATAACTAAATCTGTTGGGCTTTTAGTTTCAGCCTTCCAAGTTATAAGTTGGTTAATCAAAGCCTTAACGTGTTCATTGTTTTCGTGTGAAGGCAATTCAATTAGATTATTACCATCGTGTTTACCATCTTCAGAAGTACCAAAGAGTCCACTCATACCAGCAACACCAAATGAGGTATCCCATTTGTTCTTACCAGTGAAGTGACTTCTCATAGCCACGCCTTTTGAGCCTAGCCATATTCTTAGTTCTTCATCTAAAGCATAAGATTTTTGATGAGCATTGATTTCGATACGTAGCTCATTAGGATGATATCTATCAATCCAGTCTTCCATTAAGGCACGAATCTTACCTGGGGTAGGATCAACCATATTAAAGACATCAAGAACATAACGCATCTGAGATCTTTGATCTATGGCATACATTATTGCGCCAGTCTTACCAGTCATAGCTGGATCAAGACCCATAATGGTGTACACAGAATCTGAAAGCTTAGGGTGCCCCACTTTTTTAGGATCTATTAAACCAACACGTCTTTGTTTATTAACTGACCCATAAACGTGAACAGGTGGGAATATGGCATCTTCTTCAACATCTTGTTGTTGATAGACAAGTGCCCAAGTGTGCGCCCCCACTTCCGAGCGCCGTTCGAATAATTGTTTGCCATCCCACTTAGGGTAAAGACCATCAGCATCAGGAGTAGCAAGTTCACCCTCAGCACCATCCCAAGGTCTATCCGATCTAGCCCAAAGGGTACGCCAGTCCTCTGGCTTATCTGCAAATTCTAAAACTGCTGGCATAGCCATATACGTAAACGGTGACTTACCACCAGACCAATGATCTGGGTTTCTTAACTCTTTATACAAATCAATAGAGGCAACACGTGTGCCAACAATCATTAACATACCAGTAGCACCAAGACGAGTGATAACCATCTTCTGCAGCCAGTTAAGTTGTTTTTCCCATTCGTGGGCGTTGCTGGTGGTTATCACGTCATCTAGGATTATCAGATCGGCACGTGTGCCATAAATCTGTTGACCCATACCGATAGCTTGAACGGTAGGATCTTTTCGTTCTGACTCACGTTTAATATAAATGCGGTCATCACGCCATTGGTCAGCAGTATCTTTCCAACCCTCAGCAGGTC